GGTGTATGAAAACCATCGGTTCCCGTTCCGCAAGAACGCACATGGCTTTCTCTGAAAGCATATCCGTGCCTGTGATCACAATGCGTTCATGATCCAAAGCCCGTTCCCATTCAGCAGCAGGGATCAAATCAATATCTATCCACGGTGGTGCGCAATCCCTGTAGGCCTGATCAGAGAGTTCTGCCCCACCCCGATACTTGCCCGGTAACCATTTCCCCCCACCCGTATCCTCAACAGGAAGATGATGGGTCAGCCAAGCCACACTCAACTGAGAAGCCCCATGATGGGCTTCCAATGGGTTCTAAAGACTTCATCTGCCTGATAGTGCTTTGCGTGGTTTAACGCATCCTGCGACGTTGTACGGGGTGCAGCCCATGCTTGTTCTAGGCATTCCAAAATAGATTCCGTGAAAGGTGTGTGGAAAAAGGATTTCTGTGCGTGATCCCAAAACGGTTGAGTACGGCACATCCACCCATCCCCAACAAGTTCAGGTTGCGATGTCTGATCAGAAGTGATCACCCGTGTACCACAGGCTTGCGCCTCAATCACAGGAATACCAAAACCCTCACCCATCGACACAGCCAAAAGAACATCTGCCATTGTGTAGAACGATGCAAGCACTTCCTGAGAAATGCCCATTTGGTAGGCGTACTGATCAACGAACTGATAGTTGGCTTCAGGAACCCCACACGCTTTCAACAGATCAACAAGGTTGATGCCATGAACCCCATGTTGTTCTGTATGCAAATACAACAACGCTTCAGGATGCTTCTTACAGAAAACACCAAACGCAAGAATGTTCTCAGCGAAGGCCTTACGTGGTGGGCTTGCACCTTTGTTTGCTGCAGCCATCATCACAACAAACCGATCCTCAGGGATCTCCAAAATCTTTCTGCCACCCGGCGTTGGTTTGAACACAGACTCAATACCGTGTGGCGCATACAAAGCATCAACACCTGCCTGATGCAACATCTTCTGCCCATACAGGCTCATCGCTACCGGGGTCACGTTGAGTCGATTGCACCACGCCAACACATCAGGTGGGCAAGGAGTGTGATCTATCGGAACCCATGACACGATCTGATCTACAGCATCAAAAGATTTTGCTTTGAATACCCACACATCGTAAAGAGTCATCAACAAAGGTTTCAGGTCAGGTTCCCTGTGCGCCCAATGCAAATAATGCGCTACCACTACGTCATCAGAATAAACAGAGTTCCCTTTAGGGTAAACCGTAAAACCGTTCCAAACGGTAGTTGCACCCTCTAATCCGTAGTTGGCGTGGATGGCAACATTGTTCCCTGCTTCTTTGAGCCTTGTGGAGAGTTGCGCTGCTTGTTGCCCGTAGCCTGTTGCTGCCCACGGCGCATTGGAGTAGAAGAGAATCTGTCTCCCATTTCCATTGTTGCTGTCTCTAGTTCCTGTGCGTAACCCAACCTCAGAAGTTGTTGTGCTTCCGGTGTCGGGAGTTCCACGATTGTTCCTCTTATATTTACGAGCATTACCCATAATCCCTTTTCCGCAGTTAAATGGCAGGAGTGCGCAAGAGTGGGTGTACTAGCCCTGCGCTGTCTAGTACACCCACATCAGTTTTCGTTAGTTAGGAAGCCCCACCAACGAAGTATTTGATTGCTGACGTTTGTGGCAAATCGCCATCAATGCGGATTGACGCACGGAAGGTGATGAGGTCGTTAGCAAATGCGTATTCGTCTGAACGATCAAACTTGATACCGCCTGCCTGACGTACGTAGTACGAAGGCATATGACCAAAGAGAACGCTCTTAGCCGAAGTTGCAGGAGAAACCACATCAGGGTTTTCAAAGATTGGGAAGCCCAAAAGCATATCGGGCTGACCCATCTGCAACGATGGTTGGAAGAGGTATTGGTTGGTGGTGTCTTTGAGTTTGCGTACAGCAGCAAGTGAAGTGTTGTTCAACATCCAACCTGTGCCGGGCTGACGACGATACATTGAGTTCACGCTGTATGAGAGGTCAATCAAGTTATCTGCGGTGAATGCACCCGATACTGCGGTTGAACCTGTTACGCCTGAACCTGCAGCAACGGCAATACCGTTTGGCTGTGTGGTGTCAGTACCAACAGTGAGAGCTGTGTTCACAGCAACACCGATAGCGATACCTGCTTCACGTGAAAGGAAGCCCAAAAGATCAACGCCACTATCGGCAATCATCTCAGAGGAAACCTGAATCAAGAAAGCGTACTTGTAAGCATTCAATGTGGTGAAGGCTTGGAAAGTTGGATCACTCTCAGAGATCGCTGACGACTGTGCAGTAAGGGCTGCGGTGCTGTAAGCGTTGGTGCGTGGGATCTGCAATGCTTCTCCACCTGCGGTATTGATTACCGTAGATGTCTGCAACATTGGGCCTACGAGAACCATGTGTTCAACAATTTGGTTGTAGAACGACGTTGGCACAGGTGCGCCTGTTGAGGTTGTGATTACGTCACGCTTCTCAAAGGTTGCTGAACGGATTTCACCACGAGCAAGGCTACGGATTGTTTCTGCATCATTTTGGATTGGTGCGCCATTGACAGGTCGAACCTGATCTTCAATACCACGAGTGGCTTGTGACAAACGCAATTCACGCTCTTCGTCTGCACGAAGGCTTGCAATTACTTCAGCACGTTTGCCGAGATCCTCGTTGATACGAGCATATTTCATTTCTTCTTCTGCGCTTAAATCACGCTTCTCTGCTTCCGCAACATCAAGAATGGCTTTAGCCTCTTCCCATGCACGGTTGCGGAGTTCTACTTGACGTTCAATGTACGACATAGTTTCTCCTGTTGGATAGATGGATTGGTTTTGTGAGGTAGCGGTTCCGCACACCACGAGTATCGACAGAGGTTCCTCACATCCGATTGAACAAGACTAGATGCGATTGAGTAACAAATCAATCTGCTTGCGTTTTAATGCCAATGTCCCGGCAACCTCAGTTGCGTCAGCTTGTCCACGCAACTTAGAAACGGTTTGAGCAAGAAGGTCAGCATGATCATCTGAAAGAGGTTTCCCGTTCTCCAACATTGTTAATGCTTCAGCAAGTTTGTTCGCATCTAAACCTGTGGCATCAGCCAAAACATCAAGAGAACGCAACGCTGCCGATGTAGCAGAGTAGGCAGGGAACCCTGTAACAACACTCACTTCATGCAAACGGATCTGCCGTAACTCACGGGTCATACCATCAGCACCCCAACGGTCACCACCACTAGGAACACTAAAACCAAAACTCATTGAATCCACGTCGCCACGTTCCATCAGCACAGCAAGATCTCGTGCATATGACGTATCAGGCAGATCAGACTCAACCAATAAGCCTTTAGAGTCAGAAGTAAGTTTCATGGTTTTGGCACGGGTTGAAGCCAACACAAGAGTTGAATCATGGTTTAGGTACATCTTGACGTTGTTACGGGAACGCAAAGTTTTATCAAACGCACCCGGCGCAATCGTTTCAGTAAACGGCAAAGGTTCACTAGGGGAGTTATATACAGCAGCGTAACCACGGAAACTCATTGAGCCTGCAACGCCTTCACGCAACTCAAAATCTTGCACGGTCACCCTACGGGTTTCAACCTCTGTCTTTTGTTCTACGTTGTTCCGCATCTGTTCAATCTCCTCACGCTTAGAAATATGAAAAGTTTTGTTCACACTTCTATCTTGTTCAGCATTTAATCTTTCCACAACACCCTCTGCATATCGTTGCGTTCTCATCGCATCAGATTTAGATGGCCCTGATCCCCACAACAAGTGAGCAACTAACCCCGGTGTCACAGGTGTTTCAGCATCCACAGCATCAAGATCATCAATATGTCGTGCAATCCACGCACCAATCTTGCGTCATTTGGCTTCACTAACAGTTCCTTGTGCCATAGCACGAGCATCACGAACCGTCGAATCCTCTAAACCTGCACCTGCTTCACCATCAGCGTAAAGACGCAAACCACGTTTCGCAGCAGAAACCATGTACTCAGGTGGAGTCATATCAACGGCACGAACCTCAACGGCACGTTCAGAACCGCCAACCAAAGGTGGCAAAACAGGTTCCGCAATAAGTGGGGCAATCACAATCAGTTCACTAGCACGTTTGCCAATCAGCTCTTCTTCAGGTTCCCAATAACCCTCTTCAGGTTCAGGTTTCCATTTGCGTACCAAAACAACAGGATCATCAGCAGAAGCCTCTAAAGAATACTCGCCACCTTCAACACCAAAAGTGCCTTCTGTCATGACATATTCAATCTGCCCACGATAAATAGCATCTTCATCAAACCATTCAACAAAAGCACCTTCAACGACCTCTGATGGCAAAGCACGTTCCCCACCGGGTTCCATATCCTCAGCAAGTGAAACCGCTACCATCTGCGCTATTGCATCTGCCTTTGATTGATGACAACCAATGATTTCGCCATCTTCTTTGATTGTTGCCCAACCATCGCAACCTACAGCACCTTGTTTAATGTAATACGGCATTTTTACTCCGTCTGCTTCAGCCACGAAATGATGTGACCTTCTTTGGTAGAAACCGCATATAAGGCTTCTAAAGGATTAATGATCAGTTCTATTGAATCTTCTTTAATCAACCGCATACCTGTTGTTGTTGAAACAGTAGAAGTACCAAGAAATAGATCAGCAGTATTATCATTGTTATGAAGATGCAAACGAAAAGGGTTCACCTCTAAACCATCAATCAAAGTTGGTGATGTACCCACAGAGGTTTGACCTGAGCTGATCGTCACAATTAGACCTCGTACGCTGCTGAAGGGTTAGCAGGGTCAAGCGCTGCCAAAGGTTGCAACATAACTGTTGGAACACCTGTGTGCGTGATAGGTGGCAAGCCCATAGCATCAAGAACAGAAGTAGGTTCAAAACCTGAAGCAATCAAACGCTGTGCCATC